AACTGATACTACGCCTAAATTTGACCCTAACAAACCTAAGCCTAAACCTTCTACTTATGATAATGATAAACCTACATTTGCAGGTGAAAGTTTGTCAGATGTGGTAACTGCTGCAAATAAAGTTGCAGGAAAGACTAAACCAGATGGTACGGGTGGTGCAGTTAGTTCTACAATTACTGACCCTGGCACAGCAAAGCAAAAAGTTTCTGGTGGAACACAAGCAGAGCAAGACTACGTTACATCTGCAGCAGCAGGTAACAAAGGTGGCTTAATGAATAAAGCTGCACTAAAAAAGAAGGCAAAACGCCAATACAAAAAAGGCGGACTGGCAAATAAAAAATAAGGCTACCCAGCTACGGCTGGCCCCAACATAAGGAGAATATAATGCCTGAACTAGCAGAAGTAGAAACACCAAAGACAGCAGGATTTGTTGATCGAGGTTATAACTACGAAAAGAAACGTTTAAAACTGGAAGAAGAAGAAAAGGAGATTGCAAGACTTGAAGCTGCTCAACGAGGAGAATCTACCGAAGAAGATGAATCCCAAGAAGAAGAAGCCAAAGCGCAAGAGGCCGATTCAGAAGTTGAAGAAGGAACGTTATCTCCAGAAGAAAGAAGCTTCAAAAAACGTTATGGTGATCTAAGACGCCACATGCAAGAAAAAGAAAAGGAGTGGAACGAAAAGTTCGAAGCCTTTGAAAAACGCATGGTAAAAGAATCTATTGTCCCTCCAAAGTCTGATGAAGATATTGAAGAGTGGGCAAAGCAATATCCTGATGTAGCAGGTATCGTAGAAACTATCGCTGCTAAAAAAGCTCAAGAAATGTTTAGTAAAGCAGATGCTAGACTACAAGAGCTAGACAAGGCACAATCAGAAGCAGAACGAGTTAAAGCAGAAAATGCTATTCGTAAAGCACACGAAGACTTTGATGACTTACGTGCTTCTGATGAGTTCCACAACTGGGCTGAAGAACAGCCTAAGTGGGTACAAGACGCACTATACGAAAATGCAGATGACCCTGCGTCAGTAGTACGTGTTATTGATTTGTACAAAGTAGATAAAGGCCTTACTAAAACTGCAAAGAAAGCTAAGGCTAAAGATGCAGCTTCAACAGTTACAAGACGTAGTAAAACGTCTGTAGATGTAGATGATGCAAGTGACACTATTCGTGAATCAGATGTAGCTAAAATGTCAGACAAAGAGTTTGAAGCTAGGTCCGAGGAAATCAACAAAGCTATCCGTTCGGGTAAATTTGTTTACGATGTATCTGGCAATGCTAGATAAAGCTGTTGACAAATAAAAAAGCAACAGTATAACTATAGGCATAGAGACAAAAGCCTCTTTACGACTACCTTTTGTCTCAACCTAATTTCATAAAAAGTCTAAAACTAAAAAGAACTACCTGTTCAAGTATAGGCCCAGTGTACACCTGCTAGCGCAAGTAGGTGTTTTCTGCACCCTAGAAAATGTTCAGCCTCTTTAAGGTGTTTAGCTTAATAAGCCAAATATCAGGAGGATTTTATCATGGCTTTTACAACTGCAGGTGGCTACGGAAATTTACCAAACGGTAATTTCTCCAGCGTCATCTATTCCAAAAAGGTTCAGCTTGCCTTCAGAAAAAGCACAGTAGTTGGTGATATCACTAACTCTGATTATTTCGGTGAGATCAGTGCTCAAGGTGATACAGTGCGTATCATTAAAGAACCTGAAATTTCGGTCTCGTCTTATGCTCGTGGCACACAGATCACAGCACAAGACTTGGACGATGAAGACTTCTCTCTAGTTGTTGACAAGAGCAACTACTTCGCCTTCAAGGTCGATGATATCGAAGAAGCTCACTCACACGTAAACTTCATGGATCTTGCGACCAACCGTGCGGCATACCGCTTGGCTGACCAGCATGACCAAGAAGTTCTTGGTTACCTATCAGGTTATAAGCAGTCATCTTTGCATACGCAAGCTGATACTGTGAATGACACTGTAAACGGTACTAAAGCAGTAGATACTGCAGGTTCAGACGAATTGCTATCTTCAATGAAGTTGAAGAAGGGTGACTTTGGTAACATCACTACTTCAGGTGCTGCTGACCATTCGATTCCTGTTGCAGCACGTCTACCAGGTGCAACAGCACTACCAACTGCTACGATTTCACCAGCAATGATGGTGGCTCGTATGGGTCGTCTACTTGACCAACAACAAGTTGACACTCAAGGTCGTTGGATCGTTGTTGACCCAGTATTCATGGAAGTACTTCGTGATGAAGACTCACGTCTATTCAACGCAGACTTCGGTGAATCAGGTGGCCTACGTAATGGTCTAGTCTTGAACAACTTCCACGGTTTCCGTGTATATAGCTCAAGCAACCTACCATCAGTAGGTACTGGTCCTGCAACAACAGGTACAGCTAACCAAAACGCTAACTATGGTGTTATTGTTGCTGGACATGACTCAGCTGTTGCAACTGCCGAGCAGATCAACAAAACTGAAACATACCGTGACCCTGACTCATTTGCAGACATCGTTCGTGGTATGCATCTATATGGCCGTAAGATTCTTCGTCCAGAAGCAATCACTACAGCTAAATATAACTTGGCGTAAGGGGGGATTGAATTATGACACCTAACGGAATGCGTACAATCTCAGTAGAACTTGAAGCAACAGCATTGGCTGCTGGTGCAAACACAGTTGCTACTCTTCCTGCACAAACAGTTATCCTAGCTGCTGGTGTTGAAGTTACTGAAGCACTTACTGGTGCTACAGCTTTGACTTTCGACATTGGTACAGGTGCTGATGATGACGAGTTCGTTGTAGCATATGCAATGGCTGGTAAATCAGTTGGCGATGTTGCTCCTTCAGTACCAGGAGTAGCATATATCGGTGCAGAAGATACTCTAGATCTTACAATCGACACCCTAACAGGTACAGCTACTGCAGGTAAACTGCGTGTCTGGGCTTTGGTAATGGACGTTGATGGTAAAGGTGCAGCAGAAGTTGCCCGTGATCAAGTTTAACTAAACTAAACTAGAGGGGCTGGGCAACTGGCCCCTTTAGGCTATCTGAAGGATTTTTGTAATGGCTACTTACGTTACTCTAGTAAATGAATTACTACGTAGACTGAATGAAGTTACACTAGATACTGCTGGTGATGGCTTTGATACAGTACGTAACGTACAAGCACTTGCTAAAGATGCTATTAACAACTCCATTAGAAATATCCTACAGACAGGCCAAGAGTGGCCTTTTCTTAAAGTTACATATACTCAAACATTAACTGCGGGAACAAGACTTTATGATTTTCCTGCTGACTTTGCTAGTGTTGATTGGGATACTTTTTATATTAAACAATTAGATTCTACAAGCAATACTCCTAGTTTTTTACCTACAATATCTTTTGAAGAATATACACAAAGATATCGTGGACTTGATGACCAAGCTGATTCAGGCTCTGGTATTTCTGCACCACAACGTGTGTATCAAACGTACGAAAGTAAATTTGGTGTAACACCTGTACCAGACAACTCATATGAAATAGAATATGTATACTGGAAGTTTCCAGCTGATCTTGTTCTTTTTAATGATACTTGTTTAATTCCAGATAGATTTAACCATGTACTTATTGACGGTGCAATGATGTACATGATGAGATTTAGATCTAACGACCAGAGTGCAGCTATTCACCAACAAAACTTTGATAACGGTATTCGTTCTATGAGACGTATACTTATGGATGATCCACTAGATATTAGATCTACAGTGGTTCAAAGAAATAAATCGTTTAGTAACACTATTAGTAGTATTGTCTAATGGCTGAAAATTTAGCATCATTTAAAGTATTCTGCCAAGGCGGTCTTAACACTAGTCGTGATGTGTTATCACAAGGTGAAAATCAACCTGGTTCTGCAGTTGCTCTAATTAATTATGAACCATCTGTTACTGGTGGCTATCGTAAGATAAACGGATTTAGTAACGACTACGGCACAGTTACAGGCACAGGTAATGTCTTAGGTGTTTGTGTAGCTAATGGTATCAACGATGGTATTTTAGCTTGCCGTACACCTTCTAGTGGTAATAATTATTTACACTATTGGGATACAACTACATCAGCTTGGGTTGCAGTAACTACTTCTGGTTCACCTACAATGACAGGTGTAACAAAGGTACGCTTCACTAAGTACAACTGGAGTAGCCCTAAAGTACTTCTTACTGATGGTATTAACCCTGCAGCTATTTATAATGGCACAACTTACACACAGATTACACATGCAGATGCACCAACAGACCCTAAGTACTCTGCAGTGTTTCAGAATCATATGTTTTTAGCAGGTGATCCTAGTGAGCAAACAAACTTATACTTCAGTGCGCCATATGATGAAACAGACTACAGTGCATCTAGTGGTGCAGGTGTTATTAATGTAGGCTTTCCTATAGTAGCTATTAAGTCTTTTAGAGATTCACTCTATGTCTTTGGCAGTAACAATATCCGTAAAATTGTTGGTAACAATATCTCTAACTTTGCACTACAAGAAGTTACAGATGATCTAGGGTGTATGGCTTCCGATAGTGTTATTGAGATAGGCGGTGACCTACTCTTCTTATCACAAGATGGTCTACGTCCTATTAGTGGTACAGACAAGATTGGTGACGTTAACCTAGAGACAGTATCAAAAGATATTCAGTCTGTATTTACTGATGTAGTATTTGACATTGACCTAGAAGGTTTGAATGCAGTTGTAATACGACAAAAGACACAATTCCGTTACTTCTTTGCTGCATCTGAGACTCAAGGTATTATTGGTGGTTTTAGACAGACACCTAATGGATTGCAGTTTGAATACAGTCAGATGTTAGGTATTACAGCTACTTGTGCTGATAGTGGATACATTGGGCAGAACGAGTTTGTTATTCACGGTACGCAAGATGGTAAAGTACACAGACAAGAACGTGGTAATGACTTTGATGGTGAAGACATCTTTAGTGTATTCCAAACACCATTCTTCCATATGCAAGACCCAGAACAACGTAAAGTGTTCTATACTGTAGCTACATATCTACGTGCTGAAGGTGACAACGAGATCGTTATGTCTGCTTTGTATGACTA